ACTCCAACAGGTGCATCGTTTGATAATATCTAAAAATAATTTTAAGACAAGTCGACATAAAACTCGACTTGTCTTTATTTATTAAGTAAATAATATGTTAAAAAATAAAATTATAGAAGGTATTACAGAAGAGGGAACTCCCGACATGAAATACTATGCCTTTGATTGGGATGATAATATTATGACCATGCCAACTAAAATACTTTTAAAAGATGAAGATGGTGATGAGGTAGGAATGTCTACTGAAGATTTTGCGGAATATAGAACTGATATCGGTAAAAACCCTTTTGAATATGAGGGACACACTATTGTAGGTTTTGGGAAAGAACCTTTTAAATACTTTGGAGTAAAAGGTGATAGACAATTTATTGTTGATTCTTTATTAGGTAAACCAGGTCCTGCTTGGAGAGACTTTGTTGAGGCAATTAACAACGGGTCAATTTTTTCTATAGTAACTGCTAGGGGACATACCCCAAGTGTTATTAAAGAGGCGTGTTATAATCTTATTGTATCTAACCATATGGGAATTAGTTCAAATGAATTAGTTAAGAATTTGGAAAAATATAGAGATTTGGCCGATGAAGGTGAAATGTCTAAAAAAGACATGATTAGAGAATATCTTGATATGTGTAAGTTTTATCCTGTCACTTATGGTGAAGGTTCTGCGACCAACCCTGAAGAAGGTAAAATTAAAGCTTTAAAAGAATTTGTCCAATTTGTTAGGGAGATGTCTTCAAAAATTCATAAGAAAGCATTTCTTAAAAACAAAGTAACTAATAATTTTCTACCTACAATAGGATTTTCAGATGATGATATAAGAAATGTTGAAAAAGTTAAATCAGCATTTGAAAAAGAACCAGATAATATAATTAAAACATATTTAACTGCAGGAGGAATAAAAAAAGCATATTAACTAGGCAATTTATAATAGAAAGATTAAAATAAAAAAAAACAAAGTAAAGAGAAAATTTTTCATCTCGATATATTTATAATAAACTAAACAAACAAACAAAAAAATAATACAATGGCTGATTTACTAATGAAAATGCCGATTCCTTACGAACCGAAAAGGAACAATCGATTTATACTTCGTTTTCCTTCAACTTTAGGGATTAATGAATGGTTCGTTGAAACGGCCGCTAGACCACATATAACAATAAATTCTGTTGAGATTCCTTTCTTAAACACTTCAACATATGTTGCGGGACGTTTTAACTGGGGTGAAATAAACGTTACGTTTAGGGACCCTATTGGACCTTCAGCATCACAAGCTCTTATGGAGTGGGTTCGTTTATGTGCTGAGTCTGTAACAGGTCGTATGGGTTATGCGGCAGGATATAAGAAAAATGTTGACCTTGAGATGTTAGACCCAACAGGGGTAGTTGTTGAGAAGTGGATTATGGAAGGTACATGGATGAAAGACGTTAACTTTAACTCATTAGGATATAGTGATGATAAAGTTGCAACCGTAACCGCCCAACTTAGAATGGACCGTTGTATATTGGTTTACTAGATTTTTTTACATACCCTTTACACCCAAAATAAAAATCCGTATATTTATCATAATATGATAGTATATGGATTTTACTTTTTTTACAACAGATAATAAGTCGGGATATAAAACAACTGAAAAATGGTTATCAAATAATCATCCCCAATTATATCAAAAAATAATAGATTATTCTATTAACATTTCTTTGGAATTAACTTTTAAAGAAAAAATATGGTTTTATTATAATAATCTTTCGGAAAGACCAAAATGTCTTACTTGTAATTCGGGATTAAAATTTAGAAATAGATTTGATAATCCATATGGTGAATTTTGTTCTTTAAAATGTATTAATGGTAACAAATTGGAAATGGTTAAAAGACAAAAAGAAACCTTCCAAAAAAAATACGGGATTGATTTTTATCCTCAACATAAAGATTTTATGATTAAACAAAAAGAAACCAAGTTAATTAAATTTGGTGATGAAAATTATAATAATCTTGAAAAAAATCGAAAAACGAGAGTTGAAAAATATGGTGATAAAAATTATAATAATTTTGAAAAATATAAACAAACTTGTTTAGAAAAGTATGGTAATGAAAATTATAGTAAAACTAATAACTATAAAAATAAAATTATTAAAACCTTTAAAGAGTTATATCCTGATATCACTTTTATTGACATAAAGAAAGAATCTCTAACCGTTTCATGCTTCATATGTAATGAAACATCTGAATTATCAAAACAATTACTGTATGAAAGGTATAAAAGAAATTATATCGTTTGTTCTAAATGTAACCCTATCGGTTCTTCAAATAGAAGTGGGTATGAAAATGAAATTTGTGATTTTTTAGAAAAATTCAACATTGATTACGAAACAAACAAAAAGATACCAAATAAAAAAACTGAAATGGATATATTTTTACCGAAGTTTAATATTGGTATTGAAATAAATGGGGTTTATTGGCATAATGAATTATTTAAAAGTAAAAATTATCATTTACAAAAAACGATTGATTGTGAAGAAAATGGAATAAAACTTATCCATATTTTTGAGGATGAATGGTTATATAAAAAAGAAATTGTTAAATCAATATTAACAGGTAAATTTGGGTTAATTAAAAATAAAATTTATGGTAGACATTGTGTGGTAAAAGAAATTACCTCAAAAGTCTCAACTAAATTTTTAAACGATAATCATATCCAAGGAAATGTTAATTCAAAAATAAAATTAGGGTTATTTAAAGATGAAACATTAGTTTCTGTTATGACCTTTTCAAAAGGTAGAATTATAATGGGGGGTAAAGATACCGAGTGGGAGTTAAATCGTTTTTGTAATTTATTAAATCATAATGTAATTGGTGGGGCATCAAAATTATTAAAATATTTTGTTAAAACATATCAACCAGATAAAATTATATCATATTCAGATATTAGAATATTTGATGGAGGAATGTATAATAAATTAGAATTTAAAAAGATATCCCAATCAAAACCAAATTATTGGTATGTTGTTAATGACTTAAGAAAACATAGATTTGGGTATAGAAAGTCGATATTAGTTAAAGATGGGTTTGATAAAAATATGACGGAACAACAAATTATGTTTAACCGAAAAATTTATAGGATATATGATTGTGGAAATATTAGATGGGAATATACTAATTAATCTTTATAAAAAATAGACTTATCCTATTATTTAATATAAAAACAATTCAATATGGAACAAGATTTAATAAAAGCTGGGTCTGATGGATTTAACTTACCTCATGATGTGGTTACATTACCTACAGGTGGAATATTCTACAAATCTAAAAAGAAATCAATAAAAGTCGGATATTTAACCGCAAACGATGAAAATATTTTAATTGGTGCGTCCCAAAACGCTAATACCAATATCATTTTAACATTACTTAGAAATAAAATTTACGAAACAGAATTACGACCTGAAGAACTTTTAAATGGTGACGTTGAGGCTATTATGATTTATCTAAGAAATACTTCTTTTGGTCCGGAATATGATGTTACTCTAACTGACCCTAAAACAGATAAACCATTTGTAACAACGGTCGTTTTAGACGAATTAAACATTAAACAAACTAAAAGTAAACCTAATGAAGAAGGTTTGTTTATAACAACATTACCTAAATCAGGTGTCACAATTAAATTGAAACCTTTAAACTATTCCGAAATTATTGAATTAAGTAAATTAGGTGAACAATACCCTGCGGGACGAGTTGTGCCGACTGTAACATGGAGATTAAATAAACAAATTCAAGAGATTGACGGAACAACTGATAAAGGACAAATTGCAATGTTTATTGATTCTCTCCCAATTATGGATTCTAAATATATCCGTAATTTTATGAAAGAAAACGAACCGTCATTAGACCTAAGAAAAACAACATATGCCCCATCAGGAGAAATGGTATCTTTTGAGATATCCTTTGGGGTTGAGTTTTTTCGGCCTTTCTTCTAAATATCGACAACACCTTATCGAGGAATATTATTTAATGGCAAAATTTCTCAGAACTTCATATTCTGATTTTTATCGTATGCCTACCTTTGAAAGGAAATTTCTTATTAATAAAATAGTTGAACATAATACACCCAAAAATTAATTTAAAAAAGGGTGTATTGTGTATTTATAGTAAAACAAAGTAATGAGTGGAACTAATGATGATGATGGTTTAGAAGGAGCTAAAAAATATACCAAAAGTGTGTTTGGGGAATTCGAGGAGGCTTTTAAATCAAATTTTGAGATTGACAAAATTTATGACACCATGGCTAATGTCGAGGCTTCAGCCGCTGAAGTGGCGAAAAGTTTTGGTCAAGGTAGGGAACAAATTACCGCAATTAAAGCTGGATTGGCGGATGCGTATACAAGTGTTGCTCTATTGGGGGGAAAATTTAGTGATATTGTTGATTTACAAAAAGCGGCAGCAACTCAATTAGGTCGAAACGTTATACTAACTTCTGAGTCTTATGAAAAACTTTACGCCACCGCCAAAGTAACAGGACAAAGTAATAAAGAACTTATTGAGGGTTTTAAAAATGCAGGATTCTCACTATATGACGTGGGTAACCAAATGGAGAAAGTTATTAATAGTGCGAGAGAAATTGGGGTAAACGCTCAAGCGGTTTCAGGTCAGGTAGTAAAAAATATGTCTGCTATGAACCAATTTAATTTCCAAGGAGGTGTTGAGGGAATGGCTAAAATGGCGGCACAAGCGGTTAATTTGAGGGTTGATATGACTAGAACTCTTGAAATTGCAAAGGGATTATTTGAACCTGAAAAAGCGATTGAAATGGCTGCGGCAATGCAAAGATTAGGTGTTGCTCAAGGTGATTTATTGGACCCATTAAAATTAATGGATTTAGCTCAAAACGACCCTGCGGAACTCCAAAATCAAATTGCCCAAATGTCAAAACAATTTGTTCAACTTAATGCCGATGGACATTTTGAAATTATGCCAGGGGCTAAAAGACAACTTATGGAAATAGGTAAAGAACTTGGGTATAATAATGGTGAATTAGAAAGAATGGCCTTAGGCGGTGCTGAGTTAGAACAAAAAATGGGTAAGATTAAATTCCCTGAATTTGCCACCAAAGAACAACAAGAGATGTTGGCTAATATTACTGAAATGGGGGCGAATGGTGATATGAAAATTAATGTTGAGGGTGAGGAGATGGATATTAATAGTGCTATTGAGAAATTCGGTACTAGTCCTGAGTCATTTGAAAAATTAATTGAAGCGAGTCGACCAAAAACCATGGAAGAATTGGCAGAACAACAGTTGAGTACCCAAGAGTCGATTGATGCGAATATTGCGGCGATTGCGAATAGAACAGGTTTTGGGATGGCTCGAACTAAAGTTGGAACACAAGCCGAGGATGCAATGAGAACTGTTGCGAAAAAAACAACTCAAGTACTTGGTGGAGAATCGTTATCATCTAAAAATATTGGAAAAGTTGTTGGAGGTGGTATAGAAAACTTTATTACATCTGTAAATACCGGCACACCT